TTACGCCGATTTGTAACGCGATGAATCGTAATTCTCGCCTTTCTTGTGTACGTGATACGCAATGACAGCGAGTTTACGCATCAATGCGGCGATGATGACTTTTTTAGGCTTCTTCTTGGCTTCTAGTCTTTTGATGAAATCGGGAAATGCCCTTATACGGTATGCAACCATTGCTGGCATAAACAAGACGGCGCGTAATTTCCTGTTGCCAAACTTAGTCAGTTTGCTCTTTCCTTTTACGCTTGTCCCGGATTCTTTTTGTTGCGGACTCAATCCGGCAAATGCAGCAAACTTGTTTGATGTTTCAAACGACGAAGATGTCAGATATTGAAACAATACGGCTGCTGTCATTCTGCCTATTGCCGGTATGGTTTCAAGACGTTTCACGCCTTCTTTGCAATTAGGCTTCTCCGTTTGCTCTTTTATCTTCACTTTTAAAACTTCAATCTGTTCCTGCATGGCGACAATGATGTTTTCGAATGCTTCTTCAACATCTTTATCTTTTGCGGATTGCCGACGGTTTTTCATTGCACTGCATTCCCTGCCGATTTGCGCGTATGCTGCCGTCAACCGTGAAAGACGATACTGCGCTTCAGTCGGTTTATTCCTCCTGACAAGCTCATACTCTTCCACTGACCGGCAGTATTCGGCAATCAGCTTTGCATCTTGTTTGTCTGTTTTTGTGCGTGCAAATCTGCTTTCTGCATATTTGCTGATTTTAAGGGGATTGATGACATATACCTTATAGGCTTCCGCCAAGCTGTCGGCAACGGCTTCATAGTAGTTGCCTGTTGCTTCCATGCAGACATGAAGATCAGGACAACTCAATCCGCCCAGCCAATCCTTGAAACGTGCAATGCCTTTTGCATTGTTGTCAAACTTTGCCGAATGTTCCGTTTTGCCAACAATGGCCGTTGCGTCAAAGGTCAGTTTCGATATGTCCAGTCCTACCGCATTACGCATAAGATTACCCTTATTTATTCAGAATCTATGTTCTTTGATACTACTCAATTTCACAAACAAGAAAAAACCGTCCGTCTAATCTCCCACTCAAACTTTGAATTTAGGTTTTATCAGACTGGACGGTTTCGGCAAAGGTTAGCTATTCCTTTGCCGTTTCTGATTTTATTTGGGTTGCAGGTTTTGGTAAAGGTTTCTGTTGCGACCCGAATGTCTGATTTTTTTTAGGCGTATCTCACTCTGAAATCACTCCGTTAGTGGGTTTCCGGTATTGAAAAACAGTTCAGAAAAAAGGAAAAGGGGGTATTCGTAAAGATTGGGCAAAAAAGCGCGCCCAATCTTTACAAAGTCCTTCCCCTTTTCCTTTTTTCTGCCCTATTTTCCTGCACCTACAACCCCCGAACGAAGCGATTCCAGACTGAGACACTTTAAAAAAACAGCCATTCTAGCAGTTAACCCCCTTCACTCAGCTCAAGCCATCCTGAGGGGTAGGGGCTGAAACCGAAAGATTTTTATTTTGAATGAAAGGAACTTTATGACATAGATTCAGGCGCAAAAATCAAAGAGCGGTGGGGATAAGCAAAAATCCCCAAGCCTGAGAACAAGGGGATTTTTTGCATTCCTGCCAAGTGTGAAACTTACAGGAAAATCAAATGCAGATAACTTTGAAATTTGGCAAACTGCTTTTGACTATCACGATTGATATACGGTTTATTCTAGCCGTTATCATACTGATAAGTCAATAACCCACGACAAGAACCGCCCGATTAAGGGCGGTTTTCTAATTGAAAACGCCTCCGCCCGAATCTTCAAATATCTTGCCCTTTTCTTCCCAGTTGTCATACATCAAGTTTTGTTAGGGCTTTCCGCCCATTACGAGAACTTGGGGCTTGTCCGCTTTCGCGGACTGTGCCGCCTGTTCCGTCCTTTGCTGTTCGTCCTTGTAGGGATTAAAGGGTAAGCCGTTTCTTGCGTAATCTTTGCACATTGCCTTTGTAATTTCCTTCAAGGGCGTTCCCTGTTGGGAATAACATGTGCAATCTGATTTTCCGCCTTCTATGCATCCTGCGATTTGCTCAAAGGTTTTTACTTGTCGGACTGTGTTATAAATAGGCTTGCTTTCGGGCTTTTCGGATAAAGTCGGCACAAAGTCTTCGGGTTTCAGATTGTCGGAATGCTCAAAAGGCGCTGTCTCTGATGATGCCGTCTGCTCCGTCATCGTCTGCACAACGCTTTCTTTTTGTGCTTCCTGCTCAATCTGGCCGCCTGTGTTTTTGCTGTAAACTTGAAACATACCGTAACTTTTCCAGCCTATAAACCCTATAATCGCAATCAACGCCCAAACCGCCCAAGGTACTTTTTTCTTAAACTTTTGGTGTTGGCTTGCGGATTTATAGTATTTGAAGGCTTCTTTAGGCGGTTTCCAACTTGCGACTTCCACGCCGCTTACACCTGCCGGATTGTCCAACGAGGTTACGCATTTATACCAAGAATACTGTTTCATGCCGATTGCCTTGCGTTCAAGGTGTACATGCTTTGAAACAAGGTTGCGGACAAATATATCAAGTTGGCTCGGGTGCTGCGTCATCAAAATGACGGTATGCCCGTGATGGCGTAATTCTGTCAGTTCCTGAATATAGGGCGGAACGGGACGGCCTGCCGCGCGTACCGGGTAAGTGTAGTGCGCTTCGTCAACAATCAGCACCGCGCCTTCCGGTATGACATCACGAAGCGGGGCGGACATGATTTGTTCTTCCGTCAGTTCGTGGGCATTGAACTTGCGTTTGTCCAATCCGTCGATATGGCAGAAATAAAGCGGCCTGTCTACCTCCGTGCCGTCTTCCAATTTCATTTTGAACAATCCGTCTTCGTTGTTCAAAATCATAGAGACGACACGAGAGGTTTTGCCCGTCCCCATATTTCCCGTAAACAAATAAATCATGTTTCTGCCTTATCTCGGAAAGACAAACGTCAGTTTTTTCAATGCGTGCATACCAATAAAGAATGAAAACGCGCCGAACAGATAGCCCAAACCCTGCCCGAATCCCGAAATTAAAAGAAGGTTCAATATGTCGGAAGGCATGGAATTGATCGCGTTGGCCGTGTAATCCTTGAACTTGTTCAGTGCGATGAGATACCCGGCATAGGTTACAAATGTCATACCCGTTGCAATGATGATTCTGACAATCAGCATTTTCAGGAGTATGCCTAAAAGTGGAATGAGACCGGCGAGCAATGGCATTTATTTCCCCCTCAACGAACCGAAAACGACAAAAGCCGACATAATGATAAAGGCGAGCAGTACGGCAAATCGGATTTTTTCCGCAAACACGCATAACGGCTCATAGCTTGCCTGATATTGCCTACCGAAAACATGAAAGGTTTTCGGCTGCGGACATACGCCGTTAGACGGTAAAAAGTTATCTGAAGACCATGTTTTATCGTCTGTAACCTGCGGTATTCTTATATCGTCAAACATGCCGTCTGAAGGTTTGCCCATCTCCTGACAGGCTAGGATTTTCGGAAAATACTTGCATAAAAAACCACCGTCTTCGCCTTCTTTCCTTTCTTTGCCGTCCCTGCCGTTTGTGCGCCCCGGAACGGCGGGGGAATCGGGGCTTGTGCCGGGCTGTACGTCCGTATCGGGATTTGCATCGGGATTCAAATCGGGGTCGGGTTCGGGGTTGGGGCGCGTGCCGGGGTGCTCATTGGGGTTCGGGTTGTTTGCAGGGTTTTCGGCGGGCGATACTTCGGGCAGCGGCTGTGCATTCGGTGCTTCCGCGCTTCCGGGGGTTAAATCGGGACGCGGGATTACTTGAACATCCACCGTGGTGTTGCCTTGCGCGTCCCTGCCGAATGTTGCGACAACTTGAACGGGATTCCCGTTCCTGTCCGTGACGGGCCCCATATTCACTTTTGTTCCGGGTGCGACTTCTACTTTTTCGGAATAACCGGGATATCCGGTTGCCTGTATATATTTGTCGGGATTGGCATCGACTTTTAAAGCCAAAATCTCTTCCAGCTTTTTGGCATCCATTTCTTCTTTGTATTTTGGATTGCGTCTAAGGGAAAAACTGATGAAAGATCTTGCGTCATTTATATCTTCACCGACAGTGCAACTACCGCCGTTCCAATCAAAATAACAACGGCTGAAATTGTAATTTTTAAAATTAACAATATCAGGATGATGCCTATTCTTTTCCCAATACGGACGGGCGAGCCGTTCCATCTGATGCTCCATCAGTTCTTTGACTTCGGGAAATCTGCTGTAATCGGACATAAGGCGCATGATTGAGCTGTCAACGCCGTAGCAGCCATAGGTTTTAATACCGTTTTCGGCGTGTTGCCAAATGCAATTACTATATTCGTAGCCTTTTACAAATTTGTCGGTTTCGGGATCGTATTGGTAACCTTGGGCTTGAATGTCTTCTTTGAAAGTTTCGTAAACATCATAGGCCAAAAGGGCTGTCCCTACATAAGGGACTGCCCTTGTGCTGAACTTCGCGCCTAAGCGGGCAAGTTTGCCGACCCCCGCCAATACGCCGGCGCGGGAAACTGATGAAGATACAACCGAACTAACTTTACCAGTACTTGATGCTCCAGTAGATACATGCCTAACTTTTAAATCTTGAGCTTCTGAAGTTAAATATCTTCCCGATTCTCTATCAAATACACCTTCCCAAATTCTTCTTCTTTTGTCATCTGAACCTCGAATACCTAAATATCTGCCATCATCATAAACTTCAACCCTATCAAATTTACCCGGAACATTTACTGATGCCAATGCAAATTTAGGTACAAAAAAACTAAAGCATAGGATAATCTTTAAAAAATTTCGCCCTAGGATAAGAAACATAACATTTTGCTTCATCTAATTTAATTAATAATGTAGAAGAATCAGGGAATTGAATTTCTATAAAATCTCTATCATAACGATGAAAGAAATTTCTAAAAATATCAAATGAAAACGAAGATTTAAAAACCCCTTTTCTAATCAATTCCCTATAATAAATTAACGCTTGTGGTAAATCTCTATAAATATGTGAATCAGTTTGAAATTTAACTAAATGATATTCAGAAATAAACATAATTCGGACCTCTTAAAATCACTCTAAAAATCCGATTCTACCACCGCTCAATTCTTAAACAGAACCGCCCCGATTAATACGGGTACGGAAACGCCGAGATAAAAATAAAAATCCATCATTTCAAAACCTTTTTCAGCAGGGAAACAAAGTAAACGGACGCCATCACGCCGAATACTATCCAGCCTGTTTCAAGACCGCTTTGCAGGTTGTCTTTCGGACTGCATTCCGCCAATAAAAGCCTTAGCGGCTGACCGTCCGACATCTTCCACAGGCTGCCGTTATATTCCGGCCTGACAATCTGTCCGTTTTCTTTGATTCTTGGTACTACCAAGCTGAAATAAAGGTTTTCAGCCTGGTGCTTCTCAAGACATTTATTTCCGACTTGGTAGTACATACCGTCTTACTTCATCACTTTTTTAACGATGGCAAAGACAAAAAGCGCAGCGAAAACGCCCACTACAATCCAACCGGCTTCCATGCCGTCTGCTTTTGCGCTTTCCAAAGCGGTTTTTGCAGATTCGGGCAATGCTGCGTTTGCATGTGCGGCCAAAGCCAGAGGAGCGGCAGCAACTACAGCCAGTTTTGCGCCGTATTTACGGCAAGTATTCATGATGTTCATGATTTTTTTCCTATCGGCGGTAATTAAAAAATTTATTCGGGCGACCGCCATCCGCCCAAATTCAGACTTTAAAAAATGTGAAAACGATAAATTCGTTTTCGTTCCCGATTTCTTCCAATCCCGCGTTTGCTGCGTCTTCGAAATTGTCGAAACAACCGGCATTCACGATAAGCTTCGTGTGTCCTATATCCCCCGTTTCAGGGGACAAATACAGAAAGTCCCCTGTTGATACGGACTGAACAACATAGACTTTCTGCATTTATTTAACCTTTCTTCACTGGAGAAAATCCCAACACGTTCACTTTCTGGGTTTTGCCGGTTGTGACGATTTCTACATCCAAATCGGCCTCAATCGGGAATTTCTGATTTTTGAAATGTTCGAAATTGGCGGACGCGCCATAGTTGTACTCAACGGCAGACATTCCCAAGGCATTGCCCTGAGTTACATCTAGAGGGGTAGCCACGATAATTCGGCAATAATCGAATTCCTTGCCTTCGATGTTTCCGGAGAATTTTTTAACGCCAATGATTTGGCCGCGCATATTAAGATTCATGATTTTTCCTAAAAAATAAAATTTAACGACATTAGGGCTGCCGTTTTAAGCCCATGAAACTGGTAAATCTGCGTATTGGTCATACATCTTCTCTAAATAACGCTCTTCTTTACGCTTTTCCTCTAACTCTTTACGCTGAATATATCGATCCATCCACATGCCGTATTCATCAAATTTTTGGACGAACGGTATTTCATGCAATGGCGTTGCCTTTGCCTCGCTGCAATCGTAATTCTCGAAGCTCAGTTTTTTAGGCAAAAAATCATGTTTCGGCTCAAGCACTTCAAACAATTCTTGTTTGGACTTGTCCGGAAACACTGCTTTCAATGCATTGATTCCTCGCCCGATTTGCTTTTTCAGTCGTTCTATATAGGTATCGAAATCAATCATGATCTTGCTTTTGACCGCTTCAATACGGTTTGCATTGCCCGTAAACCGTTCGCAAATCGGGTATGCTCCGCCGAAATACTCGCCCGGTGTCTGTAAGACTTCAAAGGGAATTACAATGTCTTTCGCTTTGAATTCGATTTCAAAGCGCGTCCAAATGCTTGTTTTATCGCCAAGCTGCTTGCCTTTTTCATAGATTCGTACATATTTTGAAGACTCACGCGAACCTATGCCGTAGGTTTTGCCCCTCGTCATTTTGGCTTCGTCTTCTTCCTCCCAGTCAGAGCCTAGGCACTCGCCTTTAGGTTTTACGTGATGGCACGTGAACAAACCTTTATTGCGATCCTCTCTTGCCTGATTCGGGCTGTACTCTCCATTGAAAAAGTCTTTTGCGATGTCAACGCGCGTTATTTTTGGACGGATCGCATTTGTCAGAAAATCAAAAAGCCTTGATTCCCATCCAATATTTGCAGCATTGCAGCCTACCGCCGTCAATTCAAAAAGCATCGTGTTGTTTTGGCCGCCGAAATGGACGCGCCCGTATTGGGCATTATCCGTTCCCATCAGCCAGCAGCCTTCATAGAAACGCCCGCCTGAATGCTTGGCTTTTTCAATGATTCCGAAGCCAAAAATTTCCTCCATCTTGGCGGAAGCCGCGCGGATGAAATCATCATCATCGAACAAATCAAACGAAAGTCCATAAACATGGAAAAACGTGTCTTCATGAATTGAAAATGTGATTTGGTCAATGAAAGCAGAATCTGATACACCGCGCCTAAGAGGAACGCCTAACAGGTTTCCTTTGCCGTCCGTTATGTACGTTTCGTAACATTCGAAGACTTCCTGAACCCTGCCCGCCGTTTCGGTTTCTGTACCCCCCCTGTTAGATAAGGGGGGAAGATTTGAAGCGGTTGCCGGCTTCCTGCCGTCCGCTAAAGCGTCCGTCATCACGCCGGCAACCGCCTTTGTCATCCCTTGCTTATCTTCCATGGTGCGAATCCTCAAAAACGGGCAAAAAAAAAGCCCTGTTACTTGTAGAAAGTAAAGGGCGTTAATTTTTGTTAATCGTCCCTTCTTAGGGACGCAATATATAAGGTTTTCGAACCACGGGGCGGCGATTGTAATATAAGCGGCGGTATCTGTGTAGTTTTCTTCAGACGGCATGGTTTGGACGGCGGCGTTTTCCGTGTCATATATAGTGGATTAACAAAAACCAGTACGGCGTTGCCTCGCCTTGGCTCAAAGAGAACGATTCTCTAAGGTGCTGAAGCACCAAGTAAATCGGTTCCGTACTATTTGTACTGTCTGCGGCTTCGTCGCCTTGTCCTGATTTTTGTTAATCCACTATATAAACGAAATATATTTTCAGTTTTGCCGCCTGAAGCGTTGTTTTTTGAATATTGCATCTAAAATACTGACTTGATTGCGTTATTGCGCGGATATAGAATCTGCCTCCTATTGAAAGAACATTGTTTATATGAAATCAGGAAATTCGGAACCCAATCTTATGGATACGCACACGGACGAAACAAAACTTCAAAACACGCAAGCCAAACGCAAACGCCGCCTGACGGCATTGACGCTGCTGTTCGCGCTTGCCGCCGTAGCCGCCGGGTCGGCGTTTTTTTTATGGTGGCAGCACGAAGAGGAAACGGAAGACGCTTATGTTGTCGGACGTGTGGTTCAGATTACGCCGCAAACGGGCGGTATGGTGCGGAAGGTGTTGCATGATGATACGGATGTTGTGAAGAAAGGCGATGTGTTGGCCGTATTGGACGACGGCAATTATGTGTTGGCGTATGAACGGGCGAAAAACGAGCTGATTCAGGCGGTGCGGCAAAACCGCCAGCAAAATGCCGCCACTTCGCAGGCGGGGGCGCAGGTTGCTTTGCGCCGAGCGGATTTAGCACGCGCGCAGGATGATTTGCGTCGCCGGTCTGCTTTGGCGGAATCGGGCGCGGTGTCCGCCGAAGAGCTGGCACACGCCCGTGCGGCAGTGTCTCAGGCGCAGGCGGCGGTCAAAGCGGCTTTGGCGGAAGAGTCTTCGGCACGCGCGGCTTTGGGCGGTCAGGTCGCTTTGCGCGAACAGCCGGCGGTTCAGACGGCAGTCAGCAGGTTGAAAGATGCGTGGTTGAACCTTCAGCGGACGCAAATCCGCGCGCCGGTGGACGGTCAGGTGGCAAAGCGTTCGGTGCAGGTTGGGCAGCAGGTGGCGGCCGGTGCGCCGCTGATGGCGGTGGTGCCGTTGTCGGATGTGTGGGTTGATGCCAATTTTAAAGAGACGCAGTTGCGGCATATGAAAATCGGACAGCCTGCCGAGCTGGTGTCCGATTTGTACGGTAAACAAACCGTTTATCGCGGCAGGGTGGCAGGGTTTTCGGCAGGTACGGGCAGCGCGTTTTCGCTGATTCCGGCGCAAAATGCCACGGGTAACTGGATTAAAGTGGTGCAGCGTGTCCCTGTCCGTATTGAATTGAACCGTGAAGATGTGGACAGGCATCCGTTGCGCATCGGTTTGTCGATGACGGTAAAAGTGGATATTTCCGCCGCAGGCGCACCTATTTCAAAAACGCCGGATGCCGTGTTGCCGGAAACTGAAGGCACGGATTGGTCGGAAGCCGACAGGCTGGTGGACGAAATTCTTGAGCAATACGCGCATTGATGCCGTCTGAAACGGAGAACGCAATGGATTATCCACCGCTTAAAGGTGCGGCATTGGCATGGATTACGCTGTCTTTGGGGCTTGCCGTATTTATGGAAGTTTTAGATACGACTATCGCCAATGTCGCCGTTCCCGTTATCGCCGGCAACCTCGGTGCGGCAACCACTCAGGGGACGTGGGTCATTACTTCTTTTGCTGTGGCAAACGCCGTTTCCGTGCCGTTAACGGGATTTTTGGCAAAACGTATCGGCGAGGTCAAATTGTTTACCGCCGCCGCCGTCGGTTTCGTCATCACATCGTGGCTGTGCGGCATCGCGCCCAACCTTCAGGCTTTGGTAATTTTCCGTATCTTGCAGGGCTTTATCGCCGGGCCGCTGATTCCCTTGTCGCAAAGCCTGTTAATGGCATCCTATCCGCCCGCAAAACGGACGCTGGCACTGGCATTGTGGGCAATGACCGTTGTTGTCGCCCCTGTTCTCGGGCCGATACTCGGCGGCTGGATTTCCGGAAACTGGCATTGGGGTTGGATTTTCTTCATTAATATCCCTATCGGTATCATATCGGCATGGATTACATGGAAACATTTGAAATATCGGGAAACGGAAACCGTTAAAATGCCGACCGACTATGTCGGGCTTACATTGATGGTAGTCGGTATCGGCGCGTTACAGATGATGCTGGACAGGGGTAAGGAACTCGACTGGTTCGCCTCTGGAGAAATCATTACCTTGGGCTTAGTCGCACTGGTGTGCTTGTCGTATTTTATTGTTTGGGAATTGGGAGAAAAATATCCGATTGTCGATTTATCGCTGTTTAAAGATCGGAGTTTTACCGTCGGCGTCATTGCCACATCATTGGGTTTTATGGTGTATATGGGGACGCTGACCCTGCTGCCGTTAGTGTTGCAGACCAACCTAGGCTATACCTCCACGTGGGCAGGGCTTGCCGCCGCGCCCGTCGGCATCCTGCCTGTTTTCCTGTCACCCATTATCGGCAGATTCGGCAACAAGGTCGATATGCGCCTGCTCGTAACTGCCAGCTTCCTGACCTTTGCCTTCACTTTCTATTGGCGTACGGATTTTTATGCCGATATGGATATCGGCAACGTCATTTGGCCGCAGTTTTGGCAAGGGGTAGGTGTCGCCATGTTTTTCCTGCCGCTGACGACCATCACCCTGTCGCATATGAAGGGCGGGCAGATTGCCGCCGCCGGCAGCCTGTCGAATTTCCTGCGCGTGCTGATGGGCGGTGTCGGCGTATCCGTCGTTAGTACCCTGTGGGAACGGCGTGAAGCGTTGCACCACACGCGCTTTGCCGAACACATCACGCCCTATTCCGCAACATTGCACGAAACGGCGGCGCATTTGTCCCAACAAGGCATTTCCGACAGTCAAACCCTAGGCATCATCAACAACACCATCACGCAACAGGGCTTCATCATCGGCTCGAACGAAATCTTTATGGCGGGCAGCCTGCTGTTCATCATCATGATTCCTGTCATATGGCTGGCAAAACCGCCGTTCCACAGCGGCGGCGGTGGACATTGA